CGCCTTTATTTACTAATACTAGTTTGGTCAGGCTGCTCTAGTAGCATTCGACCAAACGTTATAATATAGTTAAACTATGAACTTATATTATAATTATTTGTATTTTTGAGATTTTATAATACACACTACGCTAAAAGCACGTATATGACTCTAAGGATGAAAATTAAAACATAAAACCCTTATTTTTAATCAAATTTTATTGTTTTTATATTAAGACCTAAATGGTCGTAATTTATAGATATTTTGAAAATTAAACTCTCCTTACAAATTTCTATCAACTCCCCCTTCTTTATGTAAGATCGTTTGTTCGGGAACTTGATACTCTTCAACAAGTGAGAGAATCTGTACTCGTCCGCAACGTCAATCGCGTACTCTTGCTGACAGTAGTACGACATCGGGTACGTTTTCGAGAAGTACTCAGTAATCGCCCTGTTGAATGAGGGAATATCTGTCACATTGTAATTGGTGAAGATGGAGATTAGTGCGACATTATCCACAAGATTCTTCCTAGCCACCAGGAGTAGTCTAAAAATATTCGCAACGTCGAACATTAGATATTTTAGATCTTCTGTGCTGAGCGTCGAGAAGTATTTACTTCTTTGAGAGGACAGTTCTTCGTGTGAGACTCCAGCTGACTTCAAGTCTTGATAGACTTTTGAGTGAGTCGAGAAGAGGTTCACGTCTTCAGTTTGCAGGTTGCAAACATTGATCACTGTACTGCAGGAGTTGAGTGCATTCTGCAATTCGAAATTGTCGTGCTGTCGGTGATCTTGTAGTATGTTCAGGATTATGTTCACGTTCGACGCGAGCATGTCCAAATCATTTGCTTGTTCCCCGGTGGTTTCGCTCGTCAACACTGGAAAATCCATTCTTCTCATGCAATTTGATTCACATTAACAATCGTACGCTTGTGCTTGTTCCTAAAGAGAGAATATTTATGACTCTCGTTTAAGGCTAAGATTTCAGCTTCCGATAGTGGCAGTGCTTTCAAATCATAGAAATCGCAAGCCATGTAAGCAAATTCTGGTCTCAAACCTCTCCGTTGAGCGTGAAGGTGCGGCCATTCGAGTTGTTTTCTTTTCAAAAGATTGAAAATTAACACACTTCTCGACTTCAGCATCAACCTCTCGACATTGCAACATTGCGAACTTTGGTTATTCAGCATACGGGAATGAGCCGATTTCGAGAATCTCTTATTCGTACCACTGACTGTTTTCCAAAAGATGAAGTTGGAATTGTCACTCATTGCATTCTTACTTGTACAAAAGGAGACGCCCATTTGATAAATTAGAAGTTCAGCGTCAGACTCTTTGATGCCACTGTCGACGTAATGCTTCCTAACTTTCTCGAAGATTCGCCGGAGGCTGATATCACTGATGGGTGAAGTGACACTCGCGATGTAATTCGCCGATAAATTGGAAACTTCATCATTCTGAGTTACATCAACCACTTCCTTCTCATTCTCCACTATCTCGGGCTTGTCGTTCTTAACAACCAACATATCTTTAATCTCCTTGACTTCTTCAGCATCAATGGGTGGATTCGCAGCACATAGACTTACTGAAGTTTGGTTAGTCCCTTCCGCCACTTTCACTGAAGACAATTCGATTTTCTTCCCGTCTATCTCGATCAAAGCTATTCTGCCAAAGTTTATCAACTTTTTCAATTTACCCACGTTCTTTGGATCAGATAGTTCCTTTGTGAACTGAAATTCATAACCGACCTGTAATTTAGGAACGGATATCTTCAACTTAAAAGTTGCAGATGTTCTTCCAGCTGTGATAATTTCAAAAACACCATCTTCAGAGTAGTTAAACCCGAATTCGTAAAGCTTCAGATTCCCCTTTTCTTGCACCGGAATGGCTTTTTGAATATATGATGTCAGATAAGTCGAATTACCATTTTTCCGGTAGAAAATCTTCATTTGAATCTCCTTATTTCGAATTGGGTCACAATCCACCAGGAGTTCCAGCATGTTCTTCAGATCACCGAACCACAATTGAAGTATAGACCTAACTTCTCTGCAGGAGATAGGTTTTAAACTACCAGTGACGCGCACCTTGGACTTCGGGTTTTGCGCTGGAGTGTAGACATCGTAGAGCCGAAAACATTGCGAGTCGTAAGCACTGTTTTGAGATGTGCTTATATCAGGAAGTTCGGGTACTGTTCGCTCCTTCTTCTCCATCAATTCCAGCGATGACTGGTTTGCCACTTCGTTCAGATTCAATGTTCTTTTTGGGACAACATTGAAGGAAGTTTTATTCCCAGCATCGTAAAGTACGTACGCCTTGAGCCCTAAAGATGAACTGACCCCATTTATTTTGAAATTCTGAAAGATGTCCACTAATGATATCACATTTGCTTCATAAGTCCTGCCCCCCGTTAGCGAAAATCCTTTGATCGGAAATGAAACCGCGAACTCAATATTCGTGGGATCAAAACTCTTCTTAATACCATAACAATTCCAACCTTTTATCTTGACGAGATAAGAATCGTTAGTTGGTACTATTGCGAAAGAGTTAGTTACACCATTATTCAAGAGTTTAGGTTTCGCAATCTCGGTGTAACCGTATGAGAAGAAAGAACCACCAACTTGTTGAATCGATTGCCTTCCGAAATTACCTCCATCGATCTTATACAGGATCTGCGCATCCTTAATATGAAATCTGATGTACAGGATGATCGAGTTTGCAAGAATATGATCGTGGAAATTGACATCAAATTCCAAAGTGTTGCTCTCGATCAGAGGTAAAGTGAAATTATGAAAAAGGTAGGGTGAAGCAGCACGAACACTAAGCTCTTGATCTTCATCCGGAACACCTTCGTCAAACTGCCGTTCAGTTTCCATAAGAAGCCAATTGGGAGACGTTGTAGATAGTGTTCTTCTTATTCTTTCCCTTTGTAGCTGTTTCACGCTGTAGCCAATTTGCCGTCAAATCATCATCCGAAATGTTGACCTTGCAACCGTTTGTGAAGTCGGAAGTGCTATCCCAAAATTGAGTAGTGGTTCCATGTTTAGCAGCAAGATGTCCGTCACTCTTCAGTTTACCCGTAGCTCTCAGAATAGCTACTTGGTTTTCATTTCCCCTCAAGTATTGACGAATAGGATTGTCTATTGTCGGGAAGTGCCCCTTTATGAACCTGATGAAATGCGCCGTCTTCCAAGAGTAAGTCTGATCATCAACCTTGAATGTGTTGATCAAATTCTCGTTCCTCAAGTTCTTGGTCGACGTCGACTGATTTAGTGCGGCTTGAATAAACGACAAATAGAATCCCGTAAACTGTTTCTCATTAACCTCCGCTTTCACTACTGACTTGCAAAAGCTCTTACAGAGACGAACGAAAGTTTCTGAATCCTGAGTGTTCAAAACGTCGCCTCGGTCAGCCGTAACATCAATTGACTTCAATACGTCCGCCTCCAAAATGTCTTGGTTAACAATATCATCTCTTCGACCCAAAGATGAGATCATGCTATCGATTTTCGAGAATTCATCCAATTTCTTCTGGTCTAAAATTTTATTCTCAACCGGAGCTGGTACATCATTCTGGAGTTGGACGTTATCGTCTGACTTCTTGCCATCACCATTATCTCCCATATCTGCGCAGAATGTAATTATCCCTATAAAACTTTATGCACACAAGAAAAGTTTCCAAATCTTCAATCTTTATGGGTAATTCCTTCTGCTTGGCACTGAAGGGTAAGAAAAACTTGTCAATCACGTCCAGCAAAAAGTCGGAGAGAGTGGGCAATTCGTTTCCAAATTTACCGTACAGTGAAAACATATCCTCAACCCGTTCCAACGTGTACTTGTCAATCAAACTTTCAAAATCCATTGTTTGCAATCACTTATTGACGAAGCGCTAGCATCAGATTTAGCTTCAGTAACAAGTCTCAACGTTCTGAACGACTCGACTTCTTGCTGTGACATCTGACTGAGAGGTATGGCCTTGTAGAAGTCGAAACGCATATAAGGGAGTATACCAGGAACATTCGAAAAAAGACCGGGATCGAAATTAGCTGATCGGAAAAGTGTCAACGCTCGATAACTTCTCTTGTTCGCCCACTGTCGCAGCAGGTTGATGCCTTTCAACTCGGGATAATTCCGCACACTTCGATTAACCACGAATGAATTCAATTCAGACATCTTGAATGATACTCTCTTGCCTTCAATAGTAATACCGACATCATTCGGTTGAACTAACCTCTTGATATTGGTAGTATATCTTCCCAAGATAAACAACAGTGCATCGGTAAGCCTGTGTCTCGGAATGTCTCCTTTCCTCGCCAAGAAGGTGTGAATCCATTCTGTGACACTGTTGTCAGTTGAATCGGGGAGAGTGTTTGCGACGCTCTCGAGAGAAATGGAATTATCTTTCCTCACAAATTCACTAACCATAGTGGGTTCCTGCAAGATCTCAGAGACAGAAGTTTTCGGTAGATTTATGAAAAGCGTCTCCTCACTGAATGATGAGTCAATGAGAAAAACGTCTTTCAAAAACTTCCGAAACGGTTTCTCGAGTTGTTTAATAGCTCGGAAGTTGTCTTTGAACCCAGTTGAATCCACCGTCAACTTGTCGAAGGAATTTATGAAGAATGCGATCACCAGTGGATTGGTTTTAATCTTCGACAAATCCGAGTGCGAATCTAGAGAAGTGAAGAACGTCTCGAAATATCTCTTATTCACCGAGATCTTTGCGATACCAGCCTTTGTGGTGCTCAATGATAGATAAACTCTAAAGATCTTTAAGCACTCAGAAAAGAGTTTGTTGGCTGTCAAACCTTCACCAATCCCGCCATCTTCTGCTGACGTTGAAATCGAAAAACCCTTAACCGACCCTGACTCAAGTGTTTTGAGATCTATATACTTCCCGAGAGAATTGCAAACTCGATAGAGAGTCAAAGCTCGCAATTCAGATATATTTGGATAATGATCCTTAATATCTTTCTCTGTGTAAGTACAACCGATCTCATTATTTGCTGCGAGATAATCGTTCATGTCGCCTGAGTAGAAAGGTGAGAATTCCCGACTGCTTCTTCTCCAATCTAAAGAGGCAAAGAAGTTCTCCGGACGGTAATTCGTCTTCTTCAAAAGTGATCTGTCAACGCGATACATGTAGATGATTGCCGATTTCAGTAACTCCAAATCGCTAGTGTCGTCTATGAAGACTGCACCATTTGAAACTTTGTAGTTGCTGTCAAAGGAAATCATCTTGTTGCCAGCGTTCGCTCTGTAGGTGTTCCTGTTCTCAGTTGCACTATTTTTCAACAAGTATTCACACAATTGACGTTTCTGATTAGAGACATCACTTCTTTTGAAAAAGAACTTGAGAAACTCGTCGACGATCGGTGATAGTAGAAGATTCACCATTGTGTTTTAATGAAGTGTAAGTGAGACATCAGATCCTCCAAAAGCGTAACGTCGTCAGAACTGATCAGAAAAGTTTCACCTGAAAAATCGCGGGAATCTGACAAGTAAAGGACGTTGAAAGATCCTCCCTGCCGCAATTTGAAGATGCACAACATTGTAAAAATGTTTCGCTGATCAAGAAAAGTTTTTGTTTTGCTTAACCAAACGTTCCAATAATTCCTTGGGTGTTGAAATCTTCGCGACCTCTCTCTCCAAAATGCTCGGTGTCTTCACAAATTTCAGAAGACCTGTCAAAGAATCGTCGAAAGCTGACAAGATTGAAAGTATTGTAGCAATTTCGTCCACATTTGACAGTTGAGTGAGTTTCAAGTTCAACTTCTCAATCTTTTCAGTGAGGGAGAAGGAGTTAGGGAGGAGTTTCTCAGCACCAGTTCTTCCATTCTTCGCGTACAGCTCAAGGATCCCATCGATGTTGTACTTATAGATGAACACCAAATCTTCACCGACATTCACGTGATCTGAAGTGCGAACATTGGCACTAATCAGCCAATCATTGTTTAAAGTGAAGATGTCGGAACCCTCGTAAACGTTGACGGCTGTCGAATAGTGGCTTCTGATGGTGCGCGAGTCGGAAGTTGAGTACGGTATCGACATAGGTTTCCGCACGACGACTTTTGGGTTGCCGAAAAGAGTAAGATCCATCAACGGATGAGAATTACAGTCAATGTAAATCATCGATCCGGAATCTTCTTGCGCGTGCTGCATTGAACACCCAAAAGACACTGAACATCTCAGGTCCTTGTCGATGACGCACTCAAAGTTGTTTGCTGACGCGTACGCTGCCACGTCTTGTTGGACTTTAGATAGAAGGGATGATCCACCAACTAAGAAGAGCGCGCCCGACGAAATCTTTCTTCTTTTCACCAGATTGTCGAGAATTTTCAAGCTCCTTTTACTGTAGGGTTCAATGCATGCGGCCAAGTCTTCTCGAGAAAATCTTATGGTCAACAATTTCCCATCGACATCCATCACATTGAATGTAGATTTCCCAGTCGTATTACAATCTTCTTTGATGGAGGCTAAGAAATCGGATGGGAGAGGACGAGACAGGTTGTTGGATTTGACAATGAATTGCTGGATTTCGTTGTCTATGTCCCTTCCACCTAAGAACGAGTCCCCTTCAGTGTCAGCGACCGTGACATACTGACCATCTCTGGTTATCAACGATGTGTCGAAAGTACCGCCACCAAAGTCATACATTATGAAATAATTGTGCTGCGGGTACTTTGAGACGGAATAAATCGCTGCTGCAGACGGCTCATTAATTATTCTCCGGAGTGAAAAGTTCAACGAATCACAAACTGATTTCATGAACATTCGTTGTTTGCACTTATAATCTGCCGGGACAGAGACATTAAGACTAATAATATTTAAATTATTTGTTTTTGAAAACAACCTTACCATCGTATCAATAAATAGAAGAATGAGCTGTTTGACTGTATAGGTACAAGAGAAACCCTTGTTCACACCAGTTAAATAGACATCATTCCCTACTAATTTCACGACATAAAGCGGTTTGATTTTCTCTTTTATCACAAGGAAGTTGGTCGCGTCAACACCAACCCATCTTTTGAGATCATAAAAGTAACAAGATTTAACTTCTGACTCATCGATGACTTGTGCGGCGCTCCCAATGATCACATCACCTTCAGATGAAATGGACAAACAAGTGGGGATGTAAGGTGAGTTGCTCACATACAGAGTCTTCATCTCTCCATTGGTGAAAGAACTAATGGTACTGAAAGTTGTACCAAAGTCCAAACCAGCCTTCGCTTGCATCGTGTTTATGACTAAGAATAAAATCTAAAAGAAATAAAGAACAAGAGAAGAGAAAGTCTAAAAGAGAGGGCGTTAAAGGAACTACGGTTAAGATTGAGAAAGAACAACAAAAAATTTACAGAAAACAAACTATACGTAGAATTTACAAAAACTGTAAGACTAATAGTGTTGGTAGTTAAAGAAATAATCGACTAAATGAGCAAAAAGTGAAGATTCTTACACTGAATCAAATCTATTATCTCTAATTACATAACCGTTAGACCTAAATCTGAGTAGAAAACGATTCAAAAACAAGAAAATCAAAACACATAATATCAACATATTAAAGAAACCACTTATTTCATAAATGTTTTTGTGGGGCCTAATGGGAACATCAAACAAACCAAGGATTGTTGGGATCACCCCGCCACGGGTGGGCCCTGATACTAGACCGGAATTAATGACCATCTTGACGATTGCAAGAGTTCTATTGGTCGGTTTAGTTTGTGTTACTGGCACCGTGATATTGTGTGGTTTGGGTTTTTGTTAGGTACCTAATTCTACTAGAGAAAGAGGGAGAGAATCAGCCGCATAGGTACCGTTAGGCCTATCGGTATTTCAGCTGACGAGGTGTTAGAGAGAACAAATGTTCTCGCTAACGGGGGGAATGCTACAGGGGGGAGGAAAACTTTCTTTAACCCTAAGGATAAATTTAT